ATCGTACTAATAGCCAGCCACGAAAATTTGGTGGTCGGTAGCTGGCAAAAATCAAATATATTTCTGCAGACCTGAGCAATATTGCTCGTCAGGCAATCATTCGTAGCAGTAATCATCTACAAAAAAACACTTCTTGGTGCTGCTTTGGTGCAGATCTGTTCTGCTCAGGACCAATACAACTATTTCTCGAACTCCTTGACGCGCGCGAGACCATTTGCGTCTGCAACTACTTGCGGACTTATATCTTTTATCTCAGGCTGCTGCCAAGTAATCTCAATCTTAGTATCTTGCACGATCTCTTGCTTATCACCATAAAGAGCTGGCAACAGCTTTTGTGCTAGCCAACGATAATGATGCAGCTTCTCTCGAAGTAAGCCAACATCTTTGATTGATGCAGTCTCAAGCTCAGTTATCATTTTATCTAAATATGTTTGGCAACCGACTTTCCTTGCCTGCGTTATTTGTTTAGCAAAGGAAGGATTAGAGTTAATCCATTTGTAAATCGTTGTCAGACTTGGATAATCTTTTTGTTCCGCAATCCGTGTCAGAGGTTTGCCTTCCATAAGTTTTTGGCAAATCTCGTTTGAAAGAGAAGTCGTCAATGTTAATGCTTTTGTCATTCCGAAACTGTTTTAAATTTTGTAGAGATCTTAACTTACCTCTTTTTGTTTTAGGACCAGTTGACAAGCCAGCGTGATTTTTACACCTGAACTTCTTACTAGTCTTGCAGTAGAAGCCTTTGGCTTTACAGCGTATTGAATAATTGGAACGTCTTGTCAGACTTTCACACTGATCCGATTTGAATTTCATATCTTGCCAATAGTCGTAGGAAATAAAAAAAAAGAGTAAAAAAAAATTTATCTGTTGGCAATACGCTTACAACAGTTAAATTATACAAGTGATTTCTTATCTGTCTATTATAATGTTTTAACTTTTTTTATAGGACTATTGAAATAATTATTTTTATTTTAGGATATAGTTATTAATTAAAGATTTTGTCGAGATTGTCAAAGTTATTTTTTAACTTAATACATAATTTATCTAGGAGTGTCTCATACCTTCTCTTGATTGTAATTCTATGAAAGCCAAAAAATCTTCCAAGCTTGGTCCACTTAAAACGATTAGCACGCAACCACAAAAGTTTTCTATCAAGGTTAGGATCATCCGATATATCTTTATCAATCATACACATAATATCTAAAGCTAAACCATATCTAGTCATTTGTCTTGGTGTTGCACGTAGAATAAGTTTTGGTCGATCGTAATATCCTATGTCTTTTCTTTCTCTGATAAAGTCTAATAGCTTATACATTGAAGGCTGCCTATTGTTGTTTGGTTTAGATACAAATCGTTCTGCATATGCTGCATCACTCAGGATCTCAACCACCTGCTCTTCTAGCTTAAGCTTTTCTTCAATTAATCTTTCGAGACTTTTTTTCATATCGTAAGGTCCACGGATACAACAGATCCGTTTCGTTAATTTTATTTAGTTGTTCGTCAGGCAAATCACGTAAAAGATCTGCTAGTTCATATTGATCAAGTTTTGGATATAAATAAGTTTTCTTTGTAGCAACATTCTGAATACATCCACGCAAAGCTTTCCAGCCTTTACTTGAATTAAATTTCATAAAACCAATCTGCTTTATAAATTCTCTATGTCTTGGCATATCGAAGATTAAATACTTAGATCCTTCCTTAACTGTAATTAATGGCAAACCTTGAACTCTAATTCTTGTCATTCGAGCAAGGCTATGCTGAACCTGTTCTAAAGATAATTGGAATTGTCCTGCTATCTCAACAACTCGAATAAAGCTGTTTAAAGTTTTTACGTTGAATTGCCTGCAGCAGTGTTGATAGATCCTAAAATCATCATCCTGCAAACGCAGCTCATTTAAAACTAAAGGATCAGATAGATAAAAACTCGACATAATTCTGTTGGCGGATAAATTTATTTCCGCATTTGTTGGCTTTGATTTTTCTAATTAAATAATCTTTACTTGGACAATCAGGACCGTGAGACTTGAGAGCCATATGCTCTAAAAACTGAAGCATATTATCAGGCGATAAGTTCTTCCACTTCTTATCGCAATAAGGATAGATCCTAGTTATATCAAATCTAATAACTGGTCTAATACCTCGATGAGCTTTACTTTCATCTACGGTATAGAAGATCTCGTAATATGGTATTTCTGCTTTTACTGCTAAAAATTTATATGGTCGCCTATGCCAGTCTGATTTACCTCTAAATTGGAAATCAACATTATAGATAGTATCGGCTAAAAACAGTGGTTTTGCGCAAGCAGGACAAGTACCTATAACATCAAGATCTATCATATTTATGCCGTCGTGTTGGCTTCTATGCCAAATGCTAAAAGGCGTATCTTGAGTGGTGAAAATCTTATTTCTAGGCATATAAAAAGCTAGTAAAACCGCCACCTTATTTGTCAATAAAAATCTTTGTCAAATCTGACAATAAAGGTTGCATTCCTGCCACAATTCTATAAGAAAGTCTCATTATTTATATATGAGCAATAAGCTAAAAATTAAGTGGACTAAACCACCTCCAGCATATCTAGCCAAAGAAGGTCTAACTATGACTATGACTAATGTTAATGTAGTTTGGCACGAAGAAGATGATGTTGAAGTCACTCAATTTTTTGAATTTCCTTTACCTAAATCTGAAAATGCAAAAAGATCTTTATTAACTCAAGGCTATGATACTGCAAGAAGATCAATGCGAGGTGATCCTAATGAAGTATATCCTCAAATTTATAAGAACACTGCTAACAGAGAAGTATTCGATAAAAAATGGCATCAAGCTAAACATTTATTTTTACAAAGATCACCATTTAATAGAGCATCAAACGAAACATTTTATAATTATGTAAATTCTTTTGGTATGACACCTAAGAAATTTTCAGAAAAAACTGGTGTTGAAAATTCTGTTTTATTTAGAGAATTAAAAGGTCAAAGAAAATTATCAATTGATAAAGCAATCACTTATGCAAAAGCTTTAGGTTGTGATCCAGTTGATTTATTATTTGAAAAACAAATGTGTAAATTATGGGGATCTGTTGATTTATTTAATGTTCACGATTTAGGTAATGATAGATTTCACGAAGGACAAATCAAAGCAGCTCCACTTATTAAAGAAGGAATAAATGAAGGTGGACTTTTAGGTGATCAATTAATTTTATGTCCAAGAGATATTTATCGTCCAGAGATTAAAGCAATTCATATAAACAGTTTAGGTTCACATCTTCATAATCACTTTGCATATTATTATAGAACAGATCAATCTGATGAAGGTAATGAAAATAAAATGGTTGTTGTTGGAAGAGAAATTCCTGAGCTTGAAGATTTAGGTATGGAAACAATGCAATACTTTTTTGGAATTTTAAAAATAGAAAAAGGAAAACAAACTATAATTAATCCTGAGCCAACTGCAGAAAAAAAAGTTTTAGCTCAAGGTCCATTTACTTTTATAGCTCCAGTAGTTTCAATTATTAAAAGAGGAGCAATGAAAAGAGATCTTTCTTATTTCGAAAGTATCGAACAATCAGAAAAAATTAATGAAGCTCAAGAAACAATTTATGCAGCTCAAATGAAAGCTCAAGAAGAATTAGATAAATTATTAAGAAGTATGGATAAAAGTTTAAAAGATATATCTGCCAGAGAAAAAGAACAATTAGTAGAGAGGATGCACAAAACTAGATTATTTAAAGATCTTAAAAATATTCCTGAGATTATCAGAAAGAAAGTTGGTTAATGAAATTTAAAAAAGATAGAAGCGATAAAGAATATACTACTGCAGCTGGAGCTGCTAAATTTTTAGATATGCCTAGAACTTCTTTTCTATATTTTTATGATGAAAGAAATTTATTAAACGAACAATTTAAACCTGAGTATAGAGTTTATAATGGTAAGAGAGTTTGGTACAAAGAACATTTAGAGAAATGGTTAAAGAAAACTTCAAACGTATTATTTTCTCATAAGAAAAAGAAATCAAAAGTGACGAACGAGACGAACCAGTCAAACATAACTAAGTTTCCAACTAAGTCGAAGTAGCCACCTAACTTTGTCAAATCTGACAAAGATCCTTGCAGTATAAGCAACAGATGTTATCTACGCTTATATATGATATTAAAATCAGATAAACTAAACGAGTTAAGCGATCCGTTAAAAGAAAACATCTTACCTAAGTTTGCAGTCAAATTAGGAATTACACATCACTCACCTACTCAGGCAACTCTTCCTGACGGAGCTTGGTTATTCAAATATTTATTTTTAACTCAAGAACAAAGAAGATCTTTACCTGCAAATGCTCAGATGAAAGCTGGTGTTGCAGTAAATAATGTCTTACAAAAATTTTACTCAGATACTATTTGGAACTTTGGTCCACAAAGAAAACTTCAACCAAATAAAAATATTTTAAAAGGAAAAGATAAAGCAGAATTAATTACATCTGAAATAGATGAATACAAATTATATGTACCTAACGATGAAAAAGATAGAAGTAAGTTTGAGAAGTATCAATCTGAAATCGTTGAGGTATCTAATCACGGTTTCTCAGCGCTAGAGAATATAGGAGGAGCAGCTCTTGGTCCTATCGTTTGTGAAGAAATGATCAACATAACTCAGGATCTTTCATCCTTGTTGTGTTCTGTAGTTGGTCGAACTGATTTTACTTTTGGAGGAGTTAGTGCTGGTGGTTCATCCCAGCCTCCTTTACCTTCGCTAATAGTAGAATTAAAGACTAGTTGGTCAAAGCTTGGCAAACTCAAGAAAGACGGTACAAGATCTTTTATTGTTTCATCTTTACCTACTGCTCCTTCTTACAATCACCTACTCCAATGTTCTTTCTATGCAGCGAAATATCAGTTTAAAGTTCCAGTAAAATTAGTTTATCTAACTGTAAAAGGTTATCAAATTTTTAGTCAAGATAACTGCGTTGATCTCACACCTGAATTTTTAGAAAAACATTTTAAGAATATGTGTAATATTTTTAGAAGAAGAGAAAGAATACTAGCTCAGTTTGAAGATGACGATAAGCATACAATCATAAGTAAAGCAGCTGAGTTTATAGATCCTAACTTCGATCATCCTTGGTGTTGGTTCGGAATGCCAAAAGATTTTATGGATGAAGCAAGAAAGCTTTGGAGGATCTCATAATGGAATTACCACAATGGAACGGAAATTTTTTAAAAGAATTTGCTGATCAGCATAGATCAGAGCAAAGACGTAAAAATAAGATTAAGAGCGTCATCAAAAATATCTTAATCGTATTAGTAATCGGAGGTGTTATATGGCTAATAATATAATTCCTGATGATCTGATCACAACTATTAATGACTTCAAAAAAAGTCTTAATGGTCAAACCATAAGCATACACGGCAAAGACTATGCAACAGTAGCATTAAGGCTAGCAGTCGCGAGACGTAATCTAGGTGCAAAATTAAAAATTGAGACTGAGATTGTTTCGATTGATAAAGATACTGTTGTTTGTAGAGCAACTGTTTCAGTAGCAGGTAATGTTATTGCAACAGGTTTAGCTGAGGAAAAAAGATCAGCATCACGGATCAATCAAACAAGCGCTTTGGAAAACTGCGAAACATCTGCAGTTGGAAGAGCGTTAGCTTTCTGCGGTATTACAAATGATACTATCGCGTCAGCTGAAGAAGTTGCAGCTGCAATAGAGCAGCAAGACCAAAAACTCCAGTCTGCACTTAAGAGCCTTGAAGGTGTAAGTCACGCTGGAAATTTCCAAAAGTGGATCTCAGATAACAAAACTTTTCTTGCAGATTTAAAAGCAAAAAATCCTGTAAGTTACGGTGCGTTTCTTGAGAAGTTCACTTCAATTAAAAATCAACTCAAATCTAAAGGAGTATTACAATAATGAGTGATCAACAAAAAGAGCGAAAGCAATTAGGCATCGCTATACCAGTGACCAATAAGGCAAAGCCTGAGAGCTACGACCTTAAAGGTAATATAATAATCGACGGCAAATCATATCGATTTGGCGCATACAAATCACAAGCAAAAGGCAATGGTAAGCTTGCAGCAGGTGCTGACTATTTCTATTTTCATAGAGTAGAAGCAATGGATGCGGTGCAGGACCAAGCAGCTGCAGGTGATGCTTCATTTAATCCAGCTGAACTGGAGGCATAATGAACGTCGATAAATTCAAATCTGTTGCGATCAACATCAAGACTTACAAAAAGCTTGAAGAGTTATCCAAGAATAAATTTGAGTTGCCAATATCAATGGCAAAGACGGTTGAGTATTTTATCGAAAAAGGTTTTGAGGAATATACGGATGCAAATAGAAAAGCTAAGTAAAGAACTCAAAGCTATTCGAAAACTCAAGTCTGATGAGTACGGACCATTTAATAAGAAGATGCAAGCGATTGCAGATATTTGGTCTGTACTTATTGGAAAGAAAATTCGACCGCATCAAGTTGCTTTGATGTATGCAGCAGCAAAAATTGTCAGAGCAAATAACGAATACAAATACGATAGTTATATCGATGCTATCAACTACCTAGTTCAAGCAGATGAAATTCACAGAGAAGATGTCTCAGACTTGGTCGATAGCTACTTTCCCAAAACGGATGTCTCTATATGAGTTTAAGTTGGAAATGGAATTTAGCGGATACGACACTTTTAATTCTGAGAAAATTGAAAAATTTTACAAGGTCTATTTAGATGAGTTTGAAAAGCAGAAATCAAAATAACGTAGTTTATTTAAAAGCAGGTATTGAGAATAGAAAAAAGACTGAAGCTGAGGATAGACTTAAAATGATCATAGCTTCTATAGATGTAAAAATGCAGCAACCTTACTGGGATGCTCTTGCGTTTGATGACGTGGAGTTGGAGCTGCTATCAAATTTTGGTGAAACGATAAAGTTTCCAACAGACAATACTGCAGCAAGAGTAGCTTCAGTGTTAGCAACATATGTTCTTAAAAAGCAAACTGAGGAGGAACTATTTTAATGGAACAAAATAAAAGAAAGCATATGTGTTCAATGATTAGAAATGATTTTGAGGACACAACTACAGGACCTGTAGCAGCGTTAGGTTCAAATTTTTATGTAAAGAAAGTTTTAGGTACAGCAAAATACTTTAGAAAGTTTGATAACTTCTATCACGAAATACCTAAAGCTTGTCTTGATACCACAATACAAAATTCAAGATCTGTAGATGTTGAAAAAATTAAAGCAAATTTAAGGAGGTTCAATGCTTAGTAAATCTATGAGGACCAGTGATCATCACAATATGAATAAAGTAATAGGTGATAATCTAAGGTTTATAAGAAAATTAAAAAAAATGTCTTTGATGCAGTTGGCAGATAAGATGAAAGTTAAATATCAGCAAGTTGCAAAGTACGAGCTTGGTCAAAACCAGTTATGTGCATTTAGACTTTGGCAGGCTTCTAATATTCTTGGATGTAAGGTTAAGTATTTCTTTGATGATACTTATATCAAGCGTATGCACGGCTACCATAGCACGCAAATAAAGCGTAATTCTGCTATGCCTAGTGAGCTGTTGGATGTGGACCAGCTGCAGTTGGAAGTAGATAACGAGCTTGCATATATCGATTTTAGAGAAACTCAAAAAAACACAAATGTTTAAATGGCTAAGATTCTTAAAATTGAAACTGGAACTGTTGATGTTGTTGTCACTTCAGAATTTGAAGATGAAGCTACAGCTGCGGAAGGCACTGAACCAAATAAGTGCGATGTTAAAATTACAGAATACAAAGTGGAAAATACTAAATGGAAAAAAGGAGGATTAGCAGATGAATAATGTACCACATAATTTGCCTTACGATGACAGACTTGCACGTATGAGAAAAAGACTGCAAGGACTGCAGCGTGTTGCAGCAGCAATTAATGATTTATATATTTATGGTGTTTATCCTTCCAACTATCCAAACTTAACTACGGTGTTGGAGCAGGCAAAGGACCATACAAAGAAGATCATCAAAGATACTAAAAAAGAAATAGCAGTATATGACGATCCAATTGATCAATACGATTTAACAGACAACGACGAATTGGAGGTAATAAAAGATGACACTAATTAAAGATCCATTGTCACCTGAGAACGCAGAGAAACTTGAAGAGGCAGCTAAAGATATTTCTAAAGCAGCACTTGTTCATCATACTGCTAATCAGCAAGACGAACTAAAAATTATAATTGAAGAGCGTGATCTACTTTATAAAGAAAATGAAATATATCACGATAGCTTGGAAAGATGTTTGGAAGAGAACGCAAACTTACGAACTCTATTATCAAGTTGGAAAAAATTCAGAGGTTAGAGAACGCCTACCTAGCGCTATCTTTCTAAAAGACCTTAAATGTATGTGAGAGCTAGGATCAGGCAATTTTCATTGCTCACATATGTTAGGCAACGCTGAGGCTCTGTAAGATAGGATCAGAGCCAAAAGCAAATCCTTGCAACACACATTTAATTCTAGTAATTATTTTTTGAAAACTGGTGACAGTAGTTTTTGCTTTTCTTTAAAAACATTTCATCAGTATTAGTGGACGTGTAGATCAATTGGTTAGATCATCCGCCTGTCACGCGGAAGGTTGCGAGTTCGAGCCTCGTCACGTCCGCCACTAAAGCGAACGCAACAAGACTTAAAACAATTAACTTATTAATTTGGAATTTAACAATCTGCCTTTTGTTGCAGTTGTTGATTTGGCAACGACAGTATTATGATTGCCGTACACGTCTTGACTAGTAGTAAATCTAGTATGACCTAATGTTTTCTTTACGTAATTACGATCTAACTTTTCGTAATCCATAGCATTGATCAATGTAGTTCCTAATCTATGTCTAAACATTTTAGATACTGCATTCTTAAAAGGACTTTCATCTACTACTATGTGTCCATTGTGTTTATGAATTTTTGCAAATCCATACTCAGCTAAAGTGGACCATAATATATTTGTAAAGCCGCTATCAGATATTGGAGCTTCACCTCTAAAAGAAGGATATAGCCAATCTGTATTAGGTTTATATTTTTTAACGGTGTTGATCCACCAGTTAAAGAACATTAAACCATTATCATCTACATCAATATTTCTGAAGCTGCCTCTATTCTTAGTTCTTTTAAGTAAGCCACCTTCTTTTTGAATATAGACTGAGTTGATAGTCAGGATAGAATTATCAAAATCTACATCTTTGATTTTTCTACCTTTGATCTCACCTCTTCTAAGACCAAATAAAAACAAGGTACTAATCAAAGCAAATTTATATGCTGATTGGAAATCCTTATCTTTAGACTTTTGCAGGTTTAAGATCATATCACCTAGCTGCTTCTCATCTATGATATTGGTTTTTTTCTCGTATCTTTCTTCGTGAACATTTGGAACAACTTCCCATTGTTTAGTGATGTCATATTTCAACATATCTAAACAAGGTCTATTACCTCTCTCTGCCATAACATTTAGAAACGCTTTAATGTTTCTAACCATTCTTGAAAGAGTTTTGAACTTAGCTCCAGCCTTATGACATTTGATAATAAAGCTACTCATCTGATCATATTTAAAATCAGATAATAGACAATCATCAAATAAAGGTTCTATCCTTTTATTCCAATCAGATACGTAAGCTTGCGCTCCACCGAAAGTTAATTGAAGTGTAGGATTAGAAGCTATATCCCAACGCTCATCAGCAAATTTTTTATATTCACTTTTGAACATAAGATTAGAAGGCTTTATCTGACTTTCTTTATTGATCAAATTATCAATAAAATCTAAAGCTTCTTTTCTTAATCTTAAGATACCTTGGTTGACTTGTTTTCTAGTGGTCTTTTCTCTTACGATCCAACCACCTCTTTTTCTTGTAATAGTTAGGTTTGAAGTGTTCATAACTATTTAATAATGTTCTGACCTTATTCTGCAAGTACAATCAATCGCTCTAAGTATTATTTCACCGACTAGTTTTAGAGTTATTGCCTGCTCAGTCAGCGCTCTAAGATTAGCAAAAAGCACTGGTGCAGATTGGTGCAAGATCTTACAACCATAAAAAATCATTATGATTTTATGGGAAAATCTTAACATTATTATTATCCTCGTTTTCTGTAATCTTCTAAAAGCAAGGTAATATAAGAGCAGAGTGATTAAGGTTTAGTGACAGGCGATCGCTCTAACCAACTGAGCTACACCCCCCAGACCATCGTGGTGCAAAGTTGGTGCAACTTGGCAAGAACTCTGTCACCGCTCTGCAATCCTTACATTTGGATTACAGATTTAATATAAACATTATATAGGAAAATAAAAGACTTAATTGCACCACTAAAAAAGATTCATTTATAAGGCTTATTTAAACAAACCTAAATCTTCTAACTTTAGCTGCAATCTTCTTTGGTTGTTTTGAAAATTGTTTGCCTTTTTTTTTATCTCTTCTTTTTGCTCTTGTCGTTGCCGCATACTCCGCAGCACTCAACGAATTTATGGCAGCAGAAGGCAAGTATCTTTCCCCAGTAATACTTGATTTTTTTCCAGACTTTGTTCGCCATTTTTGTTTACTCCATTTCTTTAATGATGTTTGTCTTTTTGATAAAGCCATTACTTATAGCCTCCTCCAGCTTTTTTATATCTCTTAGCAAGGAGTTGAGCTTTACGTGCTGACCATTTACCTGCGCCAGTACCTTGAATATTAGCTGCAAGAATACGATTAAACATACGTTTTCTCATAGTAGGTTTAGTGTAATTACCTGATTTATTTACAGATGATTTTCTTTTCTTTTTTGCCATTGCTTTAATTTTAATTCTTTTTGATAAGCTTCAAGTTTTTGTAAATTCTTAAGTCTTATCTCTTTTTCTTTTTTGATTTCTTCAGGTTGCTTTTCGCTGATACTTTGTATCCGCCTTTGTTCTTTGCCTTCTTTTTGTATTTGTTCTGTCCGTACATTTTTACGCTCCTTATAATAATCAGTCATACAATCTTTGATTGGAGGAAAGCCAACGTATTGATGTCTGCAAAATAGTAAGTGATCAGGCGTTGCAACGAACGTCTCTGTTTTAGAACCACAATAACTACAAGTGACCTCAATCTGAGGCTTAGCCTTTTTTCTCTTCATACTGATTTTGTTGATTAAATTATCGCCACTGCTTGCAGGACCAATACCTAGGAGTTGTCTTATCCTTTGCAGTACTGCATTTATGACGTGCTAAAAAAGACTTCTTCCTTGCTGGAATATTCTTTTTTATCTTCATAGATTTGTCGCCAAAATTTACTTTGACAACTCTTGAGCCTTTTCTAACAAAGACTTTAAATTTTTTAACATCGCCTCTCATTACTTTATTTAATGAGACTTTCTTTCCTCTATATGTAGCCATTAATCTAAACTCGATATGCTTATTATTTTTCCGTCTTTAACAACGGCTTGAACTTTGCTGCATCTATATTCAGCATTTGAATTTCTAGTTGCTATTCTTTTTTTTTCTAAACATTTGCTGATTGAAGGCATTAATAAATGCTCTTTCAGCTGCGGTGGTTCACCAAGGAACATCAAAAGACTAATTACTATTTCCATTTAATTTTCTCGTTAAGTTAAGTAGATACTCAATCTTATCTTCAGCTTCGTCTAAGTCTTTCTCTAGGTTTTTAATCATCACTTGAGAGTGAATATTCTCATCAAGCAATTCTTGATGTTTTTCTAAAATCTTTGCGTTGTGTTCTATCAACATAAAGATCTCTAAATTCTTTGGTTCTTGTTGAGCCTTCTTTAATAGATCAGCTTCAAATAAAGTATCTGAAGTTTCTAAAGCCGTAATTCTGTTTGTAAGTGCAGAGTAGCCAAACACTGTTGAAGCAACTAAAGCTATTACCATTATTAGATTAGCAATAGGCATAGAGATTTTGCTTTTATCAGATAAGTTTATTTGGTCCTTCATTTACCTTGTCCTCTATATTTTTTAAAACTACGTCGTTTTGATTTATTCATTTTTGTTAAACTTGGATGTCGTCCAATACTGGTCTTATGGAAAATAGGTTCGTGAGCTACTTTATTTAAAAATCCTTTTGCCTTAGCCATTTCTAAAAATCACAATCATTAATGGCTTTATGTAGCCTATCTTAGTTTCAGGTTCTTCAGATCCGTCATCGTGACCAAATCTAAATCCTCGTACAGGTTTTCTTAAAAATCTAATTTCACAATTTGGATTATTATAAATATGTTCGTGAAAGTATTTTGTATGCGTAGCTGCTGGAAGCAAAAAAACACCAGTAAAGTTTTTAGTGTGATATGCTTTTTCTACAAACTTTGGAATTTTACTATCAAACAAAGGATGTATGTAAGCAACCTCACCTGACCAATCCTTATCTAAGCAGCTGTTTTCAATTGTATAGTATTTAGGCAACAAATGATTTTGATCAGATGCGCAGCAATCTACAGTAAAGTTAAATTCTTTTGTTAAGTCAGACCAAATATCTTTAGGTGTTCTTAACCATTTCATAGGTCCTTGACTAAAACCTAATTCACTTTTGTTGTGCTTCACTTTTTACCTTTAAAGATCTGTGTACCTTTTATTCCATAAACCGATGCAACAACTAAAATCCATAAATTTGTGAACCAAGAAGGAAGCTCTTGAAACTGCTTAAAGAACTCTTGAATTTTAGCTGAAGCAGTTGGATCATCTGAAAAAACTCCATATGCTAAAACTAAAATAGGTAGCGTTAATATAATTAATATTGCTTCATCCTTGTAATCTGATTGTCTTGCTTCTAAAAGTTTGCCTGAATATTCAAGTTCACCTTTAGCCATTTTTTCTGCGTGAGCTGCTTGAGCATCAGCCATACGCATTTTTGTTTCTTGCTTCTTTTTATATATATGAGAACCAGCATTGACCGCTAGTTTGATTGCACTTAACCACATTTTAATATTTCCAAGCGTTAGGTCTCATATCAAAACCTTGTTCTTCAGTTAGGTTATCGATATGGATAAATGATTTCGCAACTCCTAAACCAGTCACTTTTGTTGTGAACCAATCTATAAGTTGTTTTCTATGTTGAGAGCTTTTAACTGCTATATCTAAAGCGTGACCTGTAGTGTGAGGTCCAGCTTCACCAGTTGAGCTTACGCTAGCGTTATGAGAAGGACATCTATAAGCACTTGTAATACTTAATGGACCAAGCTCATTTCTAGCTTCTTGTAGAAGATCTATCATTGCTGCATCTACTTTTACTTCACTGCAGCAGCTGCACTTAAATTCATCAAGTACGAAGTTCTTCCACTCTTCCTTCCACTCTGATTGTTCGCTTATGTAAGTTGACATAAATAAATTTAACTCCTAATTTTCTTTGTAGTTCTGTATGTTCTCTTTTTCGATGCGCACGGTCGTTATCTGTTTTCACATCAAAGAGTTCAGTTTTTCCTGTATGAATATTTAATCTAACAAGATCAATTGGTCCTACTCCACAAAAGTTAGTAAAGACAAAGTGATCATCATCTATTAGATGTTGCGCAGCCAACAGATGAGCTTTAACACCTCTATTATAAAACTGCATTTAACAAGACAAAGAGTTCACCTAAAACAACAATACCAACTGCACCTAAGATATATAAAATTCTATCTACATCTTTTTTGATATGCGCTAAGTGATTGTTTTCTAAGATGTCTAATTTTTGTTTTATTAGAGCAACATCCTTGTCTAGTTTTCTTATTGTATCTTCAGTTTCAATCATAATTAAAATTGAAGCGAAACGCCTCTTATCCTTGCTTCTTTTACTGATCCTTGATTAGCAAAACTTATTTTATATTTCAGCTGAGTGCCTGCAGTACCAATACTAAGATCATTAACTTTTGCCATTTTAATACCACTAGCAAAGTCAGGCATAGCAGTTAAAGTTGCTCTAGTATA